TGGTAATACTCTGTGATTGGGACATAACTCTGCCACTCTACGTTTTTGAGTGTTGACCAGAATTCATGGTCTTCGTTGTATGCTCCTAGAATAACTCCACTACGTTGCTTGATTCCAAATACAACTATTGTTACATCCCCTCGTTCGTCTAGCTTCATTATATCTTCTTTTATATGAAGGTAATCATCATTAGAAGTAACTGAGCCTATAAATCCGATTCTATACTTCCCTGTGTCGTTCTCTCTCTTAGGTTCTTCATCCATAGGGTCAATACAGTTAGGGAGTACAAACACATTAGGATTGATTGCTCTAAACTCGTCTGCAAGGAACTCTGTTGTTGCGATTGCCATGTCTGCTATCTTTAAAATGTCATAGAGATAGTTATTCATCTGAATTGCAACTTCTCTTTGCTTGTCACTCTTGAGCATACTTAGTGGAACTCCCTTATCTGGTAAGTACGTATCGTCATTATCAAATACAATCTTCTTCCCCATTCTCTTTAACTCGATTGCCATTCCATGCCTTACAGGTTCATTTGGTCTTTGGATAACAATTACATCTGCATCCATGCATTTCCTATGTAATTCTTTATCATCATATCCTCTACTCTTGAAACCAGTCATTATTGTTTGCTTTGTATAAAGACCTGGAAGATAACCTCGGTAATAGTAACAACCGTCATATGCTCCTGGTAGATAAAATACTTTCATATTACTTTTTCAATGCTTCTAAAATTGCATTTAGTTTATCATCCATTGCTGTAACTTTCTTCTCTAATTCTTCAACTTTCCCTGGAACAATGGTTCTATCTGGAGCATTAGTATCTACCTTTTGCATAGAGATTGCCTTTGCTGCTAATTTCTTATCTTCTTCGATAGCTTGTAATTCTTCCCATCTTTCTTGGTTTACTATTTGCCTTCCTTTGACAATGTACCCTCCGTTTGTTTCATCCATCATATCTATGATGTTCCCTGCGAGGTCTTTGACTACTCGCTTTCTTGCTAAGTGACCAACATTTACTGACATATATTTTATTAGATTAGTTGATAATGTGACGTCCTTTATGACTTGCCCCACCCATAAAGGATAGGAAGGGCAAGCTCACCACATCTAAACAGTAGACTATGCTGCTGTCTGGTGTGACTTGAGAAGAATACCGTAAGTATCGCGGTTTTCTACTGCTCCGAAACATAGGTCTACGGTTACAAGGTCTCCCAAGTATTCGTGAACGTATGATTGCTGTACACGTACTCCCTCTGAACCAACGAAAGCTTTTTCAGCCTTAGCAGGAAGAGTTAGACGAGCCCAGTGAATTGCATCTTTGTGAGCCAAAGCGTTTGCACGTGAACCAAGAGTAGTAGTTACTGCTGGAGTAACGATTACTTGAACACCATAAAGCATACGAGTTGGAGCTTTTGTACGAGGCATTTCACTGTTAGTATTCTGCCACAATGTCATCTTATCAATCGAACCAATTTGACGATAGAAAGTGTTAGGGTGAAGAATAAATGCTGCATCTCCATTGTAGAGTCCTGGAAATGCTGCTTCAGCGGTAGCTAGAGCTGCAAGAATGTCTGAGTCAGCAAGATTTGTAGTTGATGCTCCAAATGCTGTTGAGAATCCTGCAAGCAATGTTGCAAGGGTGTCATCGAGTTCTTGGGCAACTTCAAATGCAGCGCCTTGTGCGATACGGTTTTGTAGGTTGTAAGACTTCTTGAGCTGAGCCATTTCACGGTCTTCGATTACAAATGAAGATTCTTTCCATGTTGAAACGGTAAGAGTCTGAGTAGTGTAAGTTGGACTTGAAAGGGTTACCTGTGCGTTGTTAGTCTTTGTACTAACAGTCATTGCAGTAAGGTTTGGTGTATAGATTACACTTCCACCGTCTGACAATTCCTCTGAGCGGTCTGTGAAGAATGATGCTAGAGAAAGGTTGTAACGAAAGTAATCGTTAATTTGCTGTCCGTATACTTCTGGGATGTTTACATCCAAGTCAGCATATGTGTATCCATCTGTTCCCATTGCCATATAGTTTATTTACCTTGGCGTTGTTTCCACAATTCTTTGTGTTGCTCTGCTGTGAGCCCTGGGGTATTGAAAGTAATCTCCCTAGATTTGCTCCCTGCTCCTTTTGAGGCTCCTAACATTGCACGTTGTGAGGCTAATTTTCGTTCCTCTCCTTCTTTCCAAATAGTAAAGAGTTCATCTTTTCTAGCTTCAATAAGGGAAGTCCCGAGGATAGCTGCAACTTTCTTAAGGTGTGCGATGTCTCCATCTTCAACACCTTGAGCACGGAGAACTGTTTCTTCAACACTGTTGGATTTGTTAGTTGTTAAGGGTTGACTGTTTCGCTTTTCTGCCTGTCGATTCTTTCTATCAAGGATGGCTTGGAGCTTCTTTGTTTCCGCTTCCCAGTCTTTTACAGGCTGTTCTGTGGCAACTGTAGTTTCATCTTGTTCAGAATCATCTACGATTTCAATTTGTTCATCAAGTTCTTCTTCTTGGTAATTCTCATTGTCTATTGACATATGGATTTGGTGATTTTACTGAGTTTTCCTTCTCGTTAGTTGATACTTTTTGACTGGAAGCATAACCAGAGTAATTATTCAGCGTCGTTCACTACTTCTTGTTTCTTTTTAGGCTCAAATTCGTTAGCCATCGTTTGGAATGCTTTATCTAGTATTTCCTTTGCGTCTGCAATCCCTGATACGTCTTGACGAGCGAATACTTTTCTTTGTGTTTCTTCTCGTAAGATATTCATTATGAATTCTCGTACGTCATCTCGCATTGGTGAATTGTAGAATTGATTTACGCTGTTGTTCATATGCTATTGAGTAGGCTGAGGAACTTGAGGAGCTTGTGCTTGTGCCTGCATCTTTGCTTGCTCTTCTGCTTTCTGTTTAGAAGCTCCGATTAGTTCTTGGATACTTGCTGGACTTATACCTGAGTCTGCAACCTCTAATAGTTTCATGAATACTTCTGAGAGGACAGGGTCTTGTAGAATAGCAGGATTACTTGAAACTGTTGTAAGGATAGTGTTTAGACTTTCAAGCTGTGTAGCCTTGTTTCTAGCCTCTCCTGTAGTAATAACAGATACATAAGGTTCAAAGTCTTTAAAGTAATCTTCTGGGATTTCAAGGAAAGGTTTACTGATTATGTTCTGTTCAAGGGTAGCTAGATATGAGTCGTAATCTTCTTGGTATGCTGGCTTTCCTTCAAGGATTATTTCAGTAAATTTCTTATTAGCGTTATATACATTGAAAGCTTTATTGATTTGTTTAACTTCGTTAGGTGAGAACTCCCCTGAGAGGATATGAGCTTTGTTGATTCTCTTTGCTAGGTGTGGGAGTACCCAGTCTGTCATAATCTCTTGTTGGAAGATTCCCATCTCTTGCAAACGGTATGTAAAGAATGAATTAGCTTCTTGGTTTAGTAGTAGTGTCTGGCGGAATGGTGTTCCTGAAGGCATTGTATCCCCTGTATTAGCTGCAAAGGTTGATGATACACGTTCGTATTGAGTATTCCATTGTTCAATAATCCCATCAAAGATAGGAAAGCTACTTGGTAGAGTGTTTAGTAAGTCGATATCTCCTTCTGAAGTATCAATAACATCCCCACTTTCTGCGTATGCTGTAAGGTTGCCTCCAATAGACTTGTTAGGAGATTTAAAAAGAACCTTTGATGCGAATTCTGTTATATTAGATTGCTTCAAAATAGCGTCGTTAGTAGAGATTTGTGCTTCGAATCCATCCTCAATAACTCCAACTCCTAGAGTTCTTCCTGTTACATCGTTCCATGGTAAGTACTTGTATGGTGATTCCTTCTCTTCTTCTATGTGCAATAGGATTTGTTTACCATCTGACCTTCCAAGTACAACAACATACATATTGATGTACTTGTATTCATCTCCTTTATCATCTAAGTAAGTTTCAGGAAACTCTCCGTGAATTTCGTATATTACATACTCATCAATCTTATCTTTTCCATTAGCTGATTTGGTAGCATACCCACTGGCTTCCTTTAGAGTTACCTTTTGATTAAATGTTGGCAAATGCTTTTGCATGTCTACCATAGTCTCGTAATGAATTTCAATAATAGGTGCAGATTCAATATTTACTGTGTGGTTGACTAGGTTCGTCCATTCAACTACTTCAACTTCAAGTTCTCCTTTCTCCATACACTTCTTTACAAGTACTCCACCGTATTTTGACCTTACTTCAGATTGCTTATTAAGGCTCTTGGCATAGTTAGTTCGCTTCATCCACTGATATAACTCATGAGAAAATACCATACTCTTTACTGCTGAGTGTGGCTTGTCTGAAGTTATTGTGATGTCTTTAGTATTAAAATCAGTAGCTCTTACTGCTACGTTGTGTTTTGCCTTTACAATATTGTAGAAAGGCTTGATACGTCCTGCTTTGTCTTTGTCCCCGTTAATGTATTTAGAGTTGTAATAAAATTCTATCTTTCTAAGTGTTTGATATTGTGAGTACGTTAATCCATCAACTACTTCGATAGTGTTTCCTTTGTAGTTCTCTACGTATTCTTTGATGTCTGAGATTAGTTGTTTGTTGGTTTTATCCATAGGGGGGTACAATTTGTTTATTGTTCCCCTGTCTTTCAGTGAGATTATTATTAACTCTTTACAATCTTTTTAACGGACTTGTGGAGCAAGTATGTGTCATACTTTCCGTTTTGGTCTGCCGTTATTTCAATTTTACCATACGGCTCTAACGACCGCAATTCTTTTATAATGTCAAGTTCTGCTTTTGTAAGTGTTTCATTCATGTTAGATGGTTGTTGTTATATTCCTTTTGGTTTGATAATGCCTGTCTCTACTGAAGTTATCTGACTTTATTATACCATTTTGCATGAATAAGCAATACCTAAGTGCATCCATAAGGTGGTCATTCTCTTTTAACGGTTCCTCTTGAGCATTTCCTGAGCTTCTATCTGGTTTATACTGGTAGTTTTCTAGTTCCCATATAAGGTTTTTACATGAACTATGGATAAGCAACTTTCTATTCTTGAATAGGTTTCTTACACTATCGATTCCTTTTACTACATCTTTGTTCACTTCTTTAGTATTCATTCCAGCTCTTTTCATTTCTTCAATTCTAGCTGGTTCTGCTGGGTCAGGGTAATAACTTGTAGCGTCTAGCGTTTTAACATACTCGATGATTTCTTGTGTTGTCTTTTCTCTCTTGTACCATTCATCAACTACCCAGAATCTATTGTCATTATCTTTGTGTACAACTACGCAAGCAGTAGGGTTTGTATATCCAAAGTCTAAACCACAGAACTTATCAATCACATTATTAGGCAAGAAGTCTACAACATGGATTGTATTATTAAACTCTTTATAAATAAGCCCTTCAATCTTACGGAAGTCAGCTAAGTACTCTTGGTAGAATCTGTCCTCACTAATCTGTGCCTTTATCTTATCAATCTCTATTGGGTCATTGTGTTCGTTATCATATGATGTTGCGTGTGAGTACCACCATTCATCATTATTTTTGGCTTTGTCTGCTAACTTATGAAAATCATTGAATCCGTTTGGTGTACTTCCAAATACTGCTCTTCCTTTAGTAGTCAACAATGTAGGGGCAAGTACCTTTTCCCAGTTCTCTATGAACATACGACAAAAGGCGACCTCATCGCATAAGATTAAGTCGTTCTCTGTTCCACGTCCTTTACCTGATTGATATACTGATTCCCACCCCTTGAGGTTAATCATAGATGTCCCCCCTAACACATTCTTGATTGTTATCTCAAGTCTACTTTCATTCTTGTTTATTACTGCTCCTCCAAATACTTCTAGGAATATATCCCATGCAATACTTCTAGCGTCATCAAATGTCTGTGCGTAATAAGTTATCTTTGCATTATCAACTGTAAGAGCTGTTCCTAGCGCTTCATAAGCAAATAAGGTAGTCTTTCCACTACGTCGTCCCCAGTTAAGTACTTTATATCTGCTCTTATTCAGTATTACTTCCTTCTGTTTCTTGTGTAGTTGCATGTATATTAAAGGCTTCTGCCACTTCTTTAGGAACTATGATTTGTAAAGGTGTTCCATCTGCTCCTGTGTTCTCTTGCCTTACTGAGTAACTCTTCTTGTTAAGTCTCTCTAATGCAAATTTACTTACATCTACTCTTACTCTTTCATCTTCACTGCTCATAGATTGTTCTATATTAGCTTCTGCCTTTGCTAGTATACGTTCATGTTTAAAGGTTAACATCGTATCTGCGAATCCTCGATAATTCTCATTAATCCAAGTATCCCATGTTGACCTTGGTATCTCCATTATTTCTTGAATATCTTTGTGAGTTACTCCATCTAAAACAAGCCCTTTAATTTTCGACGCCTTTTCTTTGTCATCTAGTATTGTTGGTCTTCCCACATCATTTGCCATATGTCTTTATTATACAACAAAACCCTACGTTTAAGCAAGCCCAGCAATATATTTCTTATCTAAATACCAGCAATCATCTTCTTTGCTGTAATAACACTTTGTTAGTGTATGTGTTCCTATTTCAAAGTCTGCGGACTCAATAACTAACTCATCATTAGTTATGTTTTTAAATATCCTTATACAGTCAATTAGTTTGCTCTCCTTTATTTCTTCCATATTTATTATTAATTAGACATTAAGTTTATGATATTTCTGTAAGAGTGTCATACCATGACTAATCTTTGATTGAGTATTGAAATGTATTTGTTGCCAATCTGGGTGTTCTTCTCTAATCCAATTAACGAACTCTCTTTCCTCTGGGCAATGTAACCATCCTCCTTCAAACTCGTGTCCTCTTTCAAATTTAAATACATTATCAAACCACTTACCTGTATCATGTACTGCTATGATTGCATTTTCTGTTAGGCAAGGGAGTAGCTTTTTAAATGTTATCTTGTTTAAGTCAAAATAGTGTGAAGCATCAAGGAATACAAAGCCTATATTCTCTCCTCCATCAAAGTTCTCTTGCCCTATTCTCTTGAGTTCAAATCTACTATCATCTGGGATGTTTGAGACTTCAGTATTGTCGTAACTGGTTAGCTTTGAGTCAGGGGACATTACTTCGAGCATAACCCTTGTAGAGTGTCCTCTAAGGAATCCAAACTCTACTACGTTTTTTGGATCGTTCATTAAGATAATAGCTTGTAATAACTTCTTATCATCTTCAAGTAGTGGTCCAAGTTCTATACCTTTGTAAGTAATCATATATATATTATACTTTAGTTCTTTTAAATATGGAAGGTAGCCTTGTATTTCTTTATGTAATCATTCTCACATACCATGTTTATTCTTCCGTGCTTATCTTCTCTCGTTGACGTGGTATGAGGTAGCTCTTGTTCAAATATTGAGTGTGGTTTAGTGAACCATCTTATTTCTTGGTGGATAGCTTCTTGCTTGTTAGTTACGCTTGGGAGTGCTGGCATATCTTTTGATACATACTTACCGAAGTAATGGTAGCAACCTTTAGTAAGTAGCACATGCCCTTCGGTATCAAATAGCTTTTCAAATAGTGAGTTATCCTTTATCTCCACAGTATCATGCAGGTATATAAATTCATCAAATAACTCCATTCCTTTTCTGATTGCCCCTATCTCGAAGCTTCCTTCTGGTCGGCCTAATCCTTCCCAACATATATAAATAGGATAATCAGTCTTGAGTGTTGCAAGTAAATCCATTAGAAATGGCTTGCTGTACTCCGATGAAGAAATTACAATCCC